TTCTTCTCATTTTGTTTGTTTTTATGTTATATGTAAATATACACATAATTATTTAATTAACAAAATATTTTGTAACTTATTTTAAGAAATATAATAATTACCTCTGTTTGGATTTTGCAATTGGTAAGATATAGAATAACGAATAGCATCAATTAAATGATTCCATTTATCTTGAGGGGTTTTAGATTTTCGCTCAAGCCAACTATAATTGTTTAACTCTTTAATTAGATTAATACTGTTTTCTTCAATAACTAAATCATAATCTTGTAATAATGAAATACCATAAGTAATTGATCCTTGCCCCTTAATCGCCTTTACTATATTACAACCCTTAGCTTTTATTTCCGATAATAGACGAGGCTCCGCACTGTCTCCCACTATTAAATGGTTTTGAGCATGCTTTAAATTAAGTTCGGCTATTTGAGAGGTTGTTAATCCTTTTAAATAAAAACATTCTTTTAAATATATAATACGATTGGTATTATCAATATTTGTTTCTACGAGTGTTGATTCATCTGCTGCAAATCCATAATCTTGTCCAAAAACAGATTTATTAACTGTCTTAAATTTGCCTATCTTCCAATTATTAAATATAACGCCTTCCGCCTTATTTAACCAACCTCCCATAATTTGATGTCTATATTTATCAGGCCGTCTGTTTTTAATAGTCTCTATTTGATTCAAATAACTTTTAGATAGGTTATCTATATTATCTAAATAGGTTGTGTGTATATAAGTAATATTGTCTTTAGTTGTATTGTTACCACTCATCACTCCCTTATCTTCAAAGAATCTTGAATATATCCAGTGCTCTTTAGTCACAGGATTTAATATTAGTATAACTCTATTTTGCTGTTTAAAATTTCTAACTGATAAATCTATTTTATCGAATATACTTTCGTCTACTAACTCTTCTGCCTCATCCATTACCCACGTGCTTACATTAGTTAATGATTTAAGATTAGCTGTTTGATCTCCTGAAGATGTTTTAATTCCTTTAAATAATATTTTGCTTCCTGATCTCTTGTTTATTATTTCGTCTTTTGTAATATGAAAATCAGACTCTATATTAAGTGTTTCAATTTTGTCTATAAATTCGGGTATAATAGAAATATATGCGGAAGCTAATGTAAACCTAGTAAATAAAATTGTGTGTCCCGCCTCATAAGTGAGCAAGACTAATAATAAGTTTATTGAAAATGATTTACCTGATCCTCTACCTCCCGTGACTATAAAGTATCTTGAATCTGATTTAGTTATTGGTGCGTATTTTTTATTTACGTCTATCACTTAAAATTAATAAGATCTTTAAAGTTAATATTAAATCCTTCTGAAGAGTTAACGTCAATCGATTCTTTTGGTTTACCATATCTATAACCAAAATATAAAGACATAGCTCTAGAATCACCTTTAAGCACTTGTTGGCCTAATGTTTTTATCACCTGTTCATTATCTATAAGGTTGTCCAGTTTCTCTATAAGCCTCACCTCGTCAGCTTTCTTAGGCCTGCCAGACCCCTGCCTAGCTCCACCGTTATCTTTACGTTTATCCATAATTGAAATATTATTGATTAATCAATCTTTGTTATATAACGATTAATAAATATTTATTTGTTTTCATCTTTAACAAATGTTCCGTTAATCATTTTTCCTGTACGATTATTAATAACTTTATAAGCAGATTCAATACAGCTTTCAATTGAGTGCCCTTCTATTTGGGCCAGGTTAGTTAAGACTACTACGATGTCTCCTATTGCATCTATTATTTCAGGTTGATCTTTTTTAAGTAATGCTTTTGCTAACTCCCCGCATTCTTCTTGAAGCTTTACATATTGAGTGTGAGAATTACCTTTTGTATATATCTCTCTAATTTTTGCCCAATTTCTAATTTTATCAAAAATAGTATCGGCTTTTTGTGTGGCTGCTTTTTCAAAAGGGTTTCTGTATATATATCTTTTGTTATCGTTTTGTGATTGTATATTATTATTCTTAATCCAATGTATTAAATTTTCTGTAAAATATATTTTTTTATCTTCGTATGTAATATAATCTGGAAATTCGAATCCCGTTAATTGTTTGTCGTGAGTGTTGTTTAATGTAACTGTTTTGTCTGTAATGTAAAATTTGTTTTTAATATTCATAACTATTTCTTTATAGGGTTTTTTGTCTTGTTTATATTCGTATTTAGTTTGTAATTCTAATTCTTTTTCTGATGCTTCTTTTAAATTGTTAGTTGTATACAATATTTCATAATCAGTATATCCTTGTTTTTTTTCCACTCTCTCTGCTAGATCTGAAGTGCATCCTATTTTAATTCCTTTAATATGATATATATAATACATTAGTTTATTAGTTCTGCTTTAATATATTTATTGCTTATATAATTTAATAAAGTATAATTATTATACTCCCCCTGTAATATAGGCAATTCATAAGTTTTGTTTTTACAATATTGTAATGTCTGTTCTATGTGTGATTTGTATATATGTGCGTCATTTAAATTTAATCCTAATGTGTTTTCTATAAGATTTGTTTTATGTGCAATTGTAATTAAAAATAAAGCTCCTACTATAATATCGTACGGTAACCCTAAAAATAAATCAGAGCTTCTAAAATTCATTGACATATTTAATTTATTATTAACTCGCACAAAAGTAAATTGTGTAAAGCAACACGGCAAGGCTTGATCGTTTAAATCACTGGGGTTCCATAAAGTAATAATAGCACGCCTCGAATTGTTTTTAAGCTCTCTAACAACATATTCTATTTGATCTATAGTGTTATTGTATTTTCTTATTTGATGGCCATATACTTTACCTAAGTCGTTTGTATTAGTATATTCATTCCACCAATTAATATTGTGTTTATTTAAATAATCAATATCAGTCTTACCCTCAAACATCCATTTAAATTCAGCTAATGCTTTTTCAAAAAATATTTTTTTGCCTGTTATTATAGGAAAATTGTTTTGTAAATTAATATTTATAGTTTCATTAAATAGCTTATAAGTATTTACGCCTGTTCTGTTTTGGCATTCCTCTCCTTCATTAAGACATTTTAATAATAACTTTTTATATTGTAATTCAAAGTTTATCATAAAGTTTCTTTAGATTTTTGAATATATAATATAGCATCCATTAATTCCTCTTGTAAATGATTCAACCATTCTTTTTTTGATAATGTATCTTTGTCCATAGTTACACCATACTTTTTAAATCCTACATCTGATCTTGATATAAATTTATCTACAACGCGTTCAACAACTGGATCTCTGAATTCTATTTTTTTTGTTTTCATTTTGTTTGTTTTATTTTATTTTTCCAATCCCAGCTTTTAATTATTCTAGGAATTTCTTGTTCTATTAATATTTCTTTTTCCGGAGACAAACTGTTTAATAATTTTATGACCGGTTTTTGTAATTTTTTTTCAAGATTATTACATTTGTTTTCTAAATAATGTATTCTATCTATTTCATCATATTCTAAATCAGATTTAAACATAAACATATTTTCTATTTCTTGTAGTTTTTTGTTATGCGTTTTATGCATTTTATAATCTACGCAAGAATGAATTGTTGTTGCATGCGTGGTTGGTTTACCGTTTTTAGTATAAAATAAAGCAATGTTAGTCCATCGCATATTTAATTTATTCCTTAACATATAGGTTAATAAAGATCTTACCTCTATATATTTTCTTTGTCTTGAATTTTCAAATACATTTACTCCAGATAATTCAATTATCTTATTAGCGATTTGAAGTGGTTTTAAATTAATCATTTTTCTCTAAGCTTTAATAAGTTATAGCATTCAATATATTTTTCTCTTGCTTTGCTTTTGTATTTTTTTTTGAATAACAAATATAGCTGTTTAGTAAATTGATATTTAGTTTTACAATCTTTATAATATTTTTTTGCAAAAGCTGGGCCTTTTCCCCTAAAGAATTGAACGTTGTCGGCTTGATCTCCACATATCATTTGCTCATAAAAATTATATAAAGCTTCATAATTACTTATGTTTAATATTGTTTTATGCTTAAAATGATAATTATAAATTATAGCTGGAAATTGTTTATAATCTTTATCTAAAGAAACAATAATTACATTTTCTTTTCCAACTTCGTTTGTTAAAGTATACCAATATTTAGCAACTAAATCATCTGTTTCAATTCCATAACCATAAATACTATTATAATTTTCTTTAACATATATATGCATATCATTTAACAGGGGCGGCAATGCTTTTAATTTTCTATTAGCTTTATATGTTTTAGTTATTTGTTTTCTAAAATTTCCTTTGCTGCCATTAAAAGTTATAATTTTTTGTATATCATATTTGTCTTCTAAATCATTAACAATTTTCATATATTGTTCATCAAACTTTACAATTGAATCTTCTATGTTTTCATAAAAAACGCTTTGTAATCCTGAATTATCTGATTTAGCTCTATAACAACTTGCGAAAATTAAACTATCTGCATCTATTAATAAAATCATATTAATAAAGTTAATATTAATATTACTAATAAAGCAATAGTTGCTATTGAAAAAACTAATAAGGAACTTTCGTATTGTTTATCAGAGCGGCCTTGTCTTGATCTATATTGTCGAATTTTGTTTTGATTTTTCATCTTATGCAAATATCCAAAGTGACGCCCAAAATATGGCAAAGATTAATACTACAAAGATAAATTCTGATATTAATTTTAATGTTTTTTTCATTGTTCTGTTTTTAAAAGGGGGTCTAATAACCCCCATTGTTATTATTATTTTGTACCATAAGCAGTCATTCCGTTTGGATATTCTGCTTCCTCTATTAATTCTTTTTGAAATAAAGAACTTAAAACCCCTTTTAATTGATTTTTACTTCCTTTAAATTCATCCATTATATTTTCAAAACATTCTGAAGGAGTATCATTAAAATAATCTCCACAAGCAATTATTTGTAAAACTTGGTATTCTAAATCGGTTAAGCATTTGTAAGTCATATTGTTATTATTTAATTATTATAATATAAATATACAACAAAATAAGTTATAAACAAAATGTGTAATAACTTTTATTTAAGATAAGGTAATATTAATACGACTTGCTTGGTTTTCTTTGAGTAGATAAACATCTTTAAGCAATCTTTTTTTTGTCCACATTGTAGTGTCTGGACAATATTTTTTTATAGTTTTAGGCATTTGCAAAGTATTTAACCAATACATAAAATTACCTTTAGGATCATTTACAAAATATAATTTAATTATACTTTTATTTAATGCCATCAATGCATCATACTTGTCTTTCTCAAGCATCTTTTCTTCATAATATTTACTGCGAAATTTCATTTCAATTACACACTTAAAACCTTTAGGTGTCTTACCTTGTGCATCCCATTTACACATACCATTACCAGTATGTTCTAAATCCCATCCATCAAAATTTAACAGCATTACTACAGCTTTTTCCCATTGATTAATCTTTTTTATACCCATTGTCCCAAATGAGATGTAAATCTTTAATCCATCTTTTTATTTCATCTTTACTACAGGTGCAGGGTTTATAGTAACTATGCTTGTAGTAGATGCTGTGGAGTTCGCAAACCAATGTAAATTCTCTATATGAGATGACTTCGTTTGTACCCAATCTAAACTGTTCCCAATCTTTAAAATCATTTTTGCTAAATTTTACCATCGTTTAATTTTCAAATTATTTAAGGATTTTCTTCTCTCATCACAATTACACTTACTTCCTTTGAGTGAGTGATATGTATCAACCACATATTTTATGCCAGTATATTTAGTGATGTAATATATTAAGTCTCCTAGTTTCATTTTTTTAAATTTAGTATTTTTGAATAAAAAGCATTAGTGTATTTCATTAATTTACAATCCCATTTACTTACATCATTATAAGTAGCAAAATAAAACTCACAATTTTGTTTATCTAAAATATAAACAAACCAATATAAATCAATTTTACCAAGTCCTTTTTTGTGTGCTTCTTCATTTACTAACACACTTTGGTATTTTGAATTTTCATTAGCTTTGACATCAATTTTTTTATTTTTAACTGTAAAATCAGCTTCTTTAGATGGATAAGGATTTAAAATTTTTATCATTGTGTAATCAATATTCTTTGCAGTTAAATAATCTAATACTATTAACTCACCAACAACTCCTAAAATATCTACATAATTATTTTTTTCTCCTCTATCAAATCTAGGATTATTTTTCCTATTACTTTTGTTTAGTGTTGTCCTAGCATTTGCTATTTCTTCTGCAATCACCCACAAAGATTTAGGATATTTATATTTCATATTAATTTTAACAATTTTTCTTTTACTTTTTTATATGTCCAATATAATGAATAGTATTTAATTTTAGATTTTCTTGAAAAATCAGATATACTTTCACCTGAGTTAATTATTTCAAAAACTTTTCTATCGTACCAATACATCTTAGATAATGCATTTTGTATTCTTTTATTTGTTTGATCAAAATCAATATCACTTTCTAGAATTTGCTGTGCAAAAATTTTCTCTCTTAAATATGGAACACTTCCTTCAATTGAAAGTATGGTAATATTTTTATTTTTTCTTTTTAAATCAATGAATAAACTTTTTAAAGTTTTAAAGACATAGTAATAATTAATTTCATCTTTATACATTATATTTAAAGTTCCTTTTTCTAATTGCAATTGTATTTTAATATACATTTCTTGAGTAATGTCTTCTGCCAATGATTTATTACATCCAAAAGTGCAAACTATATCAACCCAAGTATTGTGTTTTTTAGCAATTAAAATTAAAATATCTTTATACATATTTTTTTAAAGGATCATATAAGTCATTGACAATGGTTGGTAAACCAAGATCATTAACCTCAAAACTAAAAGTTTCAAAAGCATATCCTCTGCTCCTACCACATCTTACAGTTACCCACTCTTTGTTAACTGTGTTTGCTTCTAATGAAATAACTGTCTCTGCTTTTTTTTCTAAGAAAGATCCTAAATGACCAGTTCCTAATTTTGTGCTTCCGAAATTCTGATGGATCACATTTATAATATGACAATTATATAATGCTGACCATTGCATTAACTTTTGGACTACTGCATTAGATTCTTCTAAATTATTAACATCACTCACAAGATCGGCAATTCCGTCTATAATCACAAGAGATGGAGTATTTATTTTTTGTGATAGGTAGTACTCAATAAATTCTAAACGTATCTTATAACCTATTGTACGTAGTCCAAAAGTATGATATACATCAGATTTAATAGATGAATCCATATCATAAACTCTTTTAAATACTTTTTGACAATGCCAATGCCCTTGCTCTGTATCAAAATGAACTAAATGACCACTACCACGATGTCCTTTTATATTCCCACCATAAATATTTTTACCACTTAAAAATACAGATGCTAGTAAAGATATAAAAAATGTTTTTTTGGTTTTAGGAGGAGCAGTTACCACACTTAAATTACCATATGTTCCTATAGGTATTGGTAAAAGAGAATCCCCTGTTTTTGTTTTTATTAATTTTTCACCATAAGATAAAGCTACTGGAGGATATTCAATATTTTGATGTGAATTTATAAAGCAATCTTCCTCAATGAATTGCATAAGCATATTGTGTTCAGTCTGTTTAGTTGTCATTTACTAAATGTATTATTTTTTTTTATGTTATGTATATTTTTTTTATAAAAAAAGGGTATAGATTATAAAACCCATACCCTATTTATAGTTAGATTAACTTATTAGAAAGGCAAATCATCTTTAATTACGTGACCAGATTCAGTACCTGAAATTACATCAACTTGTTCTTCTTCTCTTTCTGCTAGTGTAATTTTACCTTGATTATTATCAACATCTTTAATCCACACCACTTTGCCATTTCCAAA